TTGGGATAGAAGTTGATAAGAAACTCCCCGAACAGGCATTGCCTAAGCAGGTAATCCTGACCGTCCAGTATATGCACCCAACATACATGATCCATGGGAACCTTTACCCTCTTCCCGTCAGGCCCGTAGTCCATTATCTTCCCGGTCCGCACTACCCAATTCTTATCCAGTTGCCAGAACACACAGCACTTACCCCAGTCCCCGAATCTCATCATCCCCACCTTATACAAGCTAAATGCCCTATTGGTATGATACGATCCGAAGATATTGGATAGATAATCCTGAAGATCGGATGTCTCGAAAGGATTAAGCGTCTCAAACATCTTGCTTACCGGAATGCAGTTGGCTATATCCGGATCCATAGGAGGTCTGTACCTCCTTAATACTTTGTTTGAATCGGTAAAAAGATCATTGTTCCCAAGTTCGCTCCCTGTTGGATATTTAAAGTAACCACATTTATTTTTATGATCACACACCCCAAACTGCTCTCCAACGATCTGACCGGTGGTTACGTCCACGTACGGCGTAAAACACTTATCCTTGCCGCATTGCGGGCACGTCAGCTTCCTTCTTGGCTTGCTATGATCCAGCTCATACCGATGAACGCTCTTATTGAACTCCCTAAATTCCATCATCCTCTCCTCTCACTCATCACTCTATATATATAATCTCTCAGCGACTCTTTTCTTATCAAACCATTCAACTCAAAATCACCCTCTATATCTAAAGACCCGATCCTTGACGTAACCGTATAATTGGTTTTCTCAAACTTATACTTACCTTGAAGATATACAACCGTAGCCATATTAAGTATAGGATTATCGGTTTGTCTCTTCAACTTATATTGACTTGTCTTAGCGGTAGGATCACCCGGAGCGAAGTTATATATCTCCTCTATCTCCAATATCTTTCCGTAGTTCTCCAGTATCATTCTTCTATATAGCTCAAGCTGGAAAGCGTACTCGTCATAGAAATTACCTTTCCTGTTTGATTTGAAGTCCAATATAGCGAATATCCTCCTACATCTTTTTACTTTCTTTTTCTCCATTTTAGGTTGGCCTTTCTTGGCTCCCACCTTATAAAGCTCTCCTGTCTCGACCTCTATCTCCACCATCTCCGGCTCGCTATCCATCTCCACCACGGCGTCCACCGAAGAAGCTACCTTCAATCTGCTTGACCTCAACATCTTCTCGATCAATACAGGTTTTACATGTCTTTCCTTGCAGAATATGGCAAATGATATTAGATCCTCTATCAGCTCATCAATGTTATCCACCAATATCCGCTCCATCCTATACTTGTCTATTCTCAGCTTAGCCTCCTTGACAGCCTTTCTTATCCACGTCGGGATCAGCTTTATCTTAACCCCGGTCAGATACAATCCAAATAGATAATGCATGATAGTACCTAAATCAGCCCTGTAGTTAGCGTACTCATCAGGATCCTTGCCCTTGAGCCTCATCTCATTCTTCCACTTCTCCAAGGCTCCGGACGTATCACAATACCCATTGGCGATATTGTTAGTGGCTCCATCGTATATGATAGGATACCCATCAACATCCATCTCATAATACACGCGTTTGCCGGCGACAGTCATTCTATATAACACAGGTGTCGGGATATCCTTTATCCATTCAGCGGCATAATACTGTTGCTCTGTCTCCAGATCATACTCAACTTCCATCTCCTCCTTAGGCTCGTTTTTAGGCTCTTCAACAGGCTTTTCCTCCTCGACCATATCTTTCTTCGGGACCGTTGATAAAACGTCTAATATGCCAAAGAAAGCGGTAAATTTAGGATCTGTATGATATGATCTTAATACTGGTAATGATGATCGCCAATAATATGACGACGCATTCTCGTCCTTTATCTTGCCTAAAATCTTGCCTAAAGCCGAACATCCTATCTCTCCATCATCCGCAATAGCCACATTGTGTCTCTCGGATAAACGAACTTTCATCTCATCAAACGATTCTTGATCGCTTATGACTTCTATGATCGTCCCATAACTATATACTGTGTCACTTATAGCCTTATATCCTAGGTCTAAAAGTAATCTTTGTTTTCTTCTATCCATGATAATAATCTGGTTTTTAATTTACCATCCTCCTCGACTTTAGGTGCGAGATCCCTCATCCGTCTGGCTGCCAACAGCCATACGTTGCCAAACTCGTCCAAGAGCCGGCTGAAATCCATCGTATCTAACAGATAATCGAATTTTGTATGCTCATCAACCGTCAAGTAGATAATGTTATCATTATCCTCGGCAACTGATTTATATTTCCGTTTAGGGTATAAGTGGCATATGTTGCTTACCCCCGGGCATGGTATGTATGCGCCGGTAGCAGATCTCCTTGTCATACTCAATCTAGCCACATGGGCGCCAAAGAAAACGGCTAGGCTCTTCCCCTTTGGCTTGGCCTTCACCCGTATCGCCGCCCTTCCCTTTGGCGGTAGTTCCCTAGCCCGGCACGCAGGGCACAATCCCTTGCTCCTTATGGCTACCATCCTGCCGCACCTCTCACATGGTAACATCCTGCCCTTCATGCCTTTTTCTTTTTATAACTTTTATTAAACTCCATGAGGCTCATGGCTCTATATCTCTTAAGCCTATCTATTTTGCCCTTCGTCCAATCCTGATCCTTGAAATTGATGATCGTGTCGAATATCTGAGCTAGTTCCCGGATATTAAAACTCCTGTTTTGTATCTTCTTATAGAACCCCGATCTGCTATATCCTAATTTAGAAGCTAGATAAGTTTTGTTAGACAATGTGAGGATACGATAAATCGTACCCTCCATCTTGCTTATCTCCATCAACTTCTCGGCGACGGATGATGTGGTCTC